AGCCGGATATTTTTGCAGTTTGACCCCCACTCTGACTTGTACGTTTGTAGGTTCAACTTCCGCGCGATTCCGGGGTAAAACGGCCTTTCCAATGTACAAAAGAGGGGGTAAAAATGGCCCGACAGCTTCAACCATGCGGGACCTACGCCGCCTACCGCCGCCATCTGCGCAACGGTGAACCCGCCTGCGACCTCTGCAAACAGGCCGCACGCGACCAAGCCAACGGCCGCGAGGGCCTACCGCCCCGCGCCGACCAAGTTTCTGACACTGCACCCACCCCGATAACCGAGATACCCACCCCGCGCGACGACGCGTTGGAAAATCTCGCGCTGGTGAACGCCGCGCTACAGAAGGCCGTCCCGCGCGAGGTCCCGGCCCTATCGAAACGACGGCAGGAACTTGTCGAGTATCTGAACGCGCTAGACGCAAAGAAGGGGGGCGGTCTCGCTGGCAAACTTGCTGCTGCCCGCGCCGCCCGCGAACAACGGGACGGGCCAACAGACCCCTAGGGTCCTGTATCTCCCCCGCAACTACTCCCCGACCCTGTCCGCCCGGCGTGCCGCCGAAATGATCGACCTATCGGCCGTGGCCGGTCTCTACCTTGAGCCGTGGCCGGAAATCGCCGCCGACGGCATGACCCGCACCCGGGACAACGGCAAGTGGGCCGCCTTCGAGGTGGCCATCCAAGCCAACCGCCAGAATGGCAAGGGGTCCATTATCGAGGCCCGCCAGCTGGCCGGGCTTTTCCTCTGGGGCGAGCGCCTGCAAATTTACACGGCGCACGAGTTCAAGACAGCGCAAGAAATGTTTCAGCGCATCCTATTTCTTGTCCAGTCCACCCCCGACCTTGACGGTCTCGTTACCCGCGTGCGCACCGCCGCGGGCGAGGAGGCCATCGAGACCAAGGACACCCGCCTCCGGTTCCTCGCCCGGTCCACGTCGTCCGGCCGTGGCTTTACCGGCGACACCATCTATCTAGATGAAGCTTTCAAGCTCAAGCAACAGACCCTCGCCGCCATCCTGCCGACCATGTCCGCCCGGTCCGTCCAAGGCAACCCCCAAATCATCTACGCCTCTAGCGCGGGCATGGTGGACTCCGAGGTCCAAGAAAAGGTCCGCGGCCGTGCGTTCGCCGGGCAGGATGAGGCGCTGGCCTATATGGAATGGTCCGCCCCGTCGTGGGACGACCTGACCCCCGAGGACCGCGCCCGGTACGGCGACGACGTCGAGGCCTATTACTCCGATCCCGAGACCGCCCGCATTTCTAACCCGGCCTACGGCCTGCGCATCAGCGGCGAATTTCTCCAGTCCGAGCGCGCCGCGCTGGACTCCGAGGAATACGCCCGCGAGCACTTGGGCATCTGGGCCAAGTTGGACGAGGACGTGGTTATCCCCGCCGAGTGGTGGGCCAAGGCCACCCGCCCGGCAGCGCCCAAGGAATGGGCGCGCGTCGCGTTCGCCGTGGACGTCCCGCCCTCGCGTGACTCCGCGTGCATCGCCGCCGCCATCGAACTGGCCGACGGATCGGTCCACGTCGAGGTGCTGGCGCAGGACTACGGCACCGAGTGGGTCCCGTCCATGCTGGCGACCCTGAAAGACCGTTGGAACCCCGTAGCCATCGTGATAGACGCGGGTAGCGCCGCCGGGTCCCTGATTGTGGAGGCCCGCCGCCAACGCGTGCGCACGAAACAGGTCAACCTCCGCATGATCGGCGCGGCGTGCGGCGCGGTCTACGACCTGCTGAAACAGGGCAGCAAGGCCACCGAGGACCACCCCGTGGCCCACCTGACCCATTCCGACCAGACGCAGCTAAACGACGCCGTCAAGGCCGCCAAGCGCCGCCCGCTGGGCAGCGACGGCACCCTCTGGGCGTGGTCCCGCAAGGACACCACGGCCGACATTTCCCCGCTAGTCGCGGCCACGCTGGCCGTTGCTGGCCTCCAGTCCAAGCCCGCGCGGACAAGTCGCGGAAAGGCGGTAATCCTATGAGCACGATTCTAGACGTGCCGGGGCTGACCAGCCGCGAAAACGGCCTCTTGGGCGACATGCTGCTACAGCTCAACGCCAAGCGATACCGCAACCTGTTGCGCCAGCGGTACATCAACAGCCAACAGGTGGTCCAACAGTTGGGCATCGCGGTGCCGCCGCAGCTCAACGGGCTGGAGACCGTCATGGGCTGGCCCGCCAAGGCCGTGGCCATCCTTGGCCGCCGGATCAACTTCGATGGCATCGTTTCCGATGGCCAAACGGACCCCATGGGCGTAGGCGAGATTTTCAACGACAACGAAATCCAGCTACAGGCCCCCCAGATTCAAAATTCCGCCTTGAGCTACGCCAGCGCGTTTATTGCCATCACCCCGGGCGACACCGGGGCCGGTGAACCTGCCGTTGTCATGACCCCGCGGTCCGCGCTGGACATGACGGCGCTTTTCGACCGCCGCACCCGCCGCCTGTCCGCGGCGCTGTCGGTCAACCGGGACAATGACGGCAATATCAACGAATTTGCCCTATTCCTGCCCGACCGTTACGTCTTTGCCCACAAGGTGAGCTACAACATTTGGGCCACGACCAGCCGCCCCAACCCCACGGGCCGCGTGCAAGTGTCGTTTCTGCCCTATCAACCGGACCTAGACCGCCCGTTCGGCCGGTCCAAGGTGTCCCGCGCGGTCATGTCCTTGACGGACCAAGCGGTCCGAACCATGCTGCGCACCGAGATAGCCGCCGAGTTTTTCAGCGTCCCCCAGCGCTACGTGATGGGGGCCAATGAAGAGGCGTTTATCGACAAGGACGGCAACCCGCGCGCGGGCTGGGAAATCACCATCGGCAACATTCTGGCGCTGGCCCGCGACGACGACGCCCTACAGGGCGACGGCCTGCCGCAGGTTGGCCAGTTCCCGCAAATGTCCATGCAGCCGCACACGGAAATGCTCCGAGGGCTGGCCGCGTCGTTTGCCGGTGAGGCCAACATCCCGGTCAACTCGCTGGGCATCATCCATGACAACCCGGCGTCGGACGCCGCCATGCAAACGGCCTATTTGGACCTAGTCCAAGATGCCGAGTCCTGCCATCAGACCTTTGGCGCGGGCTACGCCAAGGCGGCCCAGCTGGCCGTCATGCTCCGAGACAAAACGGCCGTGATCCCCGATGAGGCAAAGACCTTGCGGGCACGGTTCCGCAATGCCTCCACCCCCACGCTGGCCGCACAGACGCAAGCCGTCATGGCGCAGGTGGCCGGGGGCGTCCTGCCCGTGGACTCCGAGGTCACCCTAGAGGAACTGGGATACAGTGCCGTCACTATTCAGCGCATCCTATCGGATCGCCGCCGCGCAGCGGCGTCTAACCGACTATCTCAGCTCCGCGCTGCTGTCGCCCCGGGTGCAACCCCTGCTAATCAGCCCGCCACGGCCCCGCAGGCTGCCGAGGGGGCCTAATGGCTACGCTGGCCCAAGTCGAGGCTTTCAGGGCCGCAGGTGACCAGCTGGGGGCCGTGGTGGCCGATGAGCTGGAGGCCATCTGGGGCCGGTTAGACCTCAGCGACCCCCGGGGAGTCTCCCACGACCTGCAACTCATTCTCCCGGACATGGTGGCCGAGTACGGCGACATATCCGCGACACTGGCCGCCGATTATTTCGATGAGATAACCGCCAACTACGACCTGCGCACCCACGCGGCCACGCTGGCCCCGACGGCCCCGGCCGAACAGACCAAGGCGGTGGCCCGCTGGGGCATCGGCCCGCTATTCAGCGCCGAACCTCAGTATCTGGCCGCCTTGGCCATGGTCCAAGAGGGCATTCACCGGCTGGTCCTACAGGCCGGGCGCGACACCATCCACACCAACGCCGTCCGCAACAAGCTGGCCTACGCGCGTATCCCATCCGGGCGCGAGCCGTGCGCCTTCTGCCTAGTCCTTGCGTCCCGCGGGGCCGTTTATGGTTCCCGCGAGGCCGCAGGCGGGGACAAGTATCACACCAAGTGCCGCTGTGTCCCCACCCCCGTCCGCACCGACGACGACCTGCCCGGCGATTACGACCTCGCCCGGTTCCAAAAGGTCTATGAAGCCCATGCGGGCGGGTCCCTAACGGACGTTACCGCCTCCATCCGTGAGGCGACCCACGCGCGATAATTTCACGCGCCCCGACGCCGGGGGTCCCGGCGGTTACCCGGCCGACAGGCCTAAAAAGGAAATTTCCCATGTCTGACTTTGAGCCAATCACCACCCAAGCCGACCTAGACCGGATTATCTCCGCACGGCTGGCGCGTGAGGCTGTCAAGGCCCAAGAGGCCTTGGACGCCCTCAAGCTGGAGCACTCCACCGAGCTGGACACCCTCAAGGCCGCCCACGACGCCGCACTGGCCACCGCCAAGTCCGACGCCGACGCCGCAGCCACCGCCGCAAAGGCCGAGGCCGAGACCGCCAAGGGCGAGGCAGCCGCCGCGCAGCTGGTGGCCCTCCGCCTCACGACCGCCGCGGAAAAGGGCGTCCCTGCCGAGCTTTTGAGTGGTTCGACTGCCGAGGAGCTACAGGCATCCGCCGACAAGCTTCTGGACTTCCAGAAGTCCGGCACCACCTACGGACCCGCGCAGGGTCTGGACGACCTAACCGAGGGCGGCGACCGGGACCAAGAGGCCCGGCGAATTTTCGGTCTCTAACCGAGCGCCCAATCAACACTAAGGACTAAACCCATGGCTACTTTTAGCCTTGCGTCTCAGACCTCCGCAGGCCAGAAGGCCCTACTCCCTGCGCAGGTATCCCGCAACATTTGGAAGGAGGCACTGGCCCAGTCGATTATCCCGGGCCTTGCCTCTAACGTGCCGATTATCATCGGTGACAACACTTTCCCCATGGTTGCAACCCGCCCGGCTGCGTCCATCGTCGGGGAAGGTGGCAACAAGCCCTCCAGCGCCATCGGGCTGACCTCCAAGACCATCAAGCCTATCAAGGCCGTGGTTGGTCTGGAGTTCACCATGGAGGCCATCATCGCCAACCCCGGCGGCATCCTTGGCCTGCTGGAGTCCGAAATGGCCGGGGCGCTGTCCCGACAGGTGGACTTGGCCATCCTCTTTGGTCGGCAGGCATCCGACGGCGCGGCCATTTCCGGCCTGACCGAGTACCTGAATGCCACCACCAAGCGCGCCGAGCTGAACTACAACGGCAACGTGGACGACCAAATTTGGACCGGCATGGGCCAGCTGGTCACCGCTGGCAAGCCGGTTACCGGCTTTGCCATGGACCCGCGGTTGGTCTTTGAGCTGTCCAACACCCGCGACGCCAACGGCAACCGCATTAATCAGGGCATGAGCCTTGGCGGCGGCCTGACCAGCTACGCGGGCCTGCCGACGCAGGTTTCCATGGCCGTTTCCGGTCAGGTGGACGCCTCTCTGGACACTAAGGTCCGCGCCTTCGGCGGCAACTGGAACGCCCTGCGCTTCGGCTACGCCCTCCAGCTGTCCACCAAGAAAATCGAGTTCGGCGACCCGTTCGGGAACGGCGACCTCCAGCGCCGCAACGCCGTTGGCTTCATGACTGAGGCAATTTTCGGCTGGGCGGTCATGGACATGGACGCCTTTGTGGCCTTTGACGACGCCGTAACCGACGTCTAACCCGCTGGCCCCCGGCCTCAGACCCGGGGGCCAACCGGCCCCTAATACTAGCAACTTTTACAGGCGGTGACTTATGGCCAACTGGACCACCCCAGAAGAGCTAGTAGACGCGTGGATTGGCGACGATGAGCCGCTGGACCTAGACAAGGTGGAAATCTGGATCGGCAAGGCCGAGCGCCTAATCCGGTTCCATATCCCCGACTTGGCCGCCCGCGTGGCGGCTGACACCACGGGCGCCCTTCTGGAGGACGTCAAGGACGTGGTTACGGCCATGGTCCAGCGCGTTTTCCGCAACCCCGAGGGCATCCGGCAGGTCCAAGAGACCACCGGACCTTTCACGGCGGCCAAGACGTTTGGCGGCGACATTCCCGGCGGGCTGGCCCTGACCGAGGACGAAGTCTTGCGCCTCTCCGGCGGCGGGACTTCGACGCAACGGGCGTTCGGCATTAGCCAACTGCCCGCCACGTCGATTTTCTCGCCCTACTACGTCTACCCCGAGGCCCCATAATGGCCCCCCGCGCGACCGAGACCGCCTATTGGCTGGCACGGGTGGACGGCGCATTGGACGCCCACGGCAACCCCGTGGTGTCCTACGCCGCCCCCGTGCCAGTCCCGGGCATTTCCTTCGACCCCGGCGGCCCGGGCGACAATGCCGAACCACGCATGTCCGGCCATGACCGCGTGGTGACCGCGCCGACCATCTACGGCCCCTACGACATGCCGTTCCGACCGCAGGACCAAGTCGTTGTCCGTGGTGTCACTTATGAGGCCGTGGGCGAGGTCCTGCGCTGGCGTAGCCCCTATTCCGGGGCCAAGCGCGGGGCCGTCCAATCGCTAAAGAGGGTGACCGGGTGAACAAGGTAAATATCCGCATGACCGCCGCGCAGCGCACCAAGTTGCTCCGCTCCGCCGCCGTCGAGGCCGAGATACGCAGGCGTACCAACGCCATCCACGCGGCCGCGGGCGGCGACGCCGCAGGCTACCGCGCCGAGACCGCCGTCAACACGCGCCGCGCGCGCGGGGCGGTCTACACCTACGACCTAAAGGCCGTCAAGGATAACGCCAAAAACAACACCCTTGTCCGGTCCCTTGAGGCTGGCCGCCATGGCTGACCCTATCGAGTTTGGCGACGTGGAGGCCCTAATGGGTTCCGTCCTGCGCGATGGGCTGGCCGACGGCACGCCCGTGGCCACCCGCGCGCCCGCCACCAACGTGCCGCAATATATCCGCTTGTCGCGGGTGGGCGGCCCGGCCCGGGCGGTCTTTATGGACGCGCCCATGGTCCTAATCGAGTGCTGGGCACTCAAGGCCCCCGACGCGTCGCGCCTCAGCGCCCGCGCCCGCAAAATCGTGTTTGCACTCAACGGCAAGCGCGTGGGCCAAGCCGCCATTTCCGAAATGCAAGAGACCGGCGGCCCGTCCTATTTTGACGATCCCGAAAATATCAATTACCACCGCTACCAATTTGTCGTCCAATTTGGCGTGCGTTGGTACCCAGCCTAGGAAGGCAACCCCGTGGCCGATCCAGCCCGCAATTACGAAAATATCCGCATTTACGGCGGAATGTCCAGTGGCGTCTACCTTGGCCCCATTGGCACCACCTTGCCCACCACTACCCTTGTCGTGGACCCCGCCCTTGAGTCCGTCGGTTGGCTGTCCGAGGACGGCATTTCTCTGGCCGTGGACGCCAACGTCGAAAAGTTCCGGGGCTACCCGGGCGGCGGCGTGCTGCGCACCAAAGTAACGCAGTCCGACAAGTCCGTAACGATTCAAGCGCTGGAGGAATCCCCGCTTGTCCTGTCCCTGTTCTTTGACGCAGGGGTCCCCACTTCTGTAGGCACCACGGGCAGTGAACTGGCCAAGGTCGTGCTTCCCGAAATGATCGGGACCGTTCGCCGCTCCGGCGTGCTGGCCTTTGAGGACTCCGGCGTCCAGAAGTTC